ATGCGAAAGTCTTTGTTCGAAGCGATCAAGGCTGGAGGCAAGGGAGGGAAGCCCGGTCAGTGGAGTGCACGTAAGGCACAGATGCTGGCCAAGGACTACAAGGCTAAGGGCGGGGGCTATCGGGACTGATGAAGAAGCCGCAGAAGTCACTGGCCAAGTGGACCAAGGAAGATTGGCGCACCAAGTCTGGCAAGCCCTCGACGCAAGGGAAGGACGCTACTGGTGAGCGTTACCTTCCTGCCAAGGCGATCAAGGCGTTATCTGCCAGTGAGTATGCGGCGACCACGAAGGCCAAGCGCGAGGGATCGAAGGCTGGCAAGCAGTTTGTAAAGCAGCCTGCCTCGGTAGCCAAGAAGGTGAGGAAGTTCCGGTGAGGAAGGAGCATAAGAATCCAGCCGGTGGCCTGACGGCTGCTGGCCGCGCTTTCTTCAAGAGGACTGAGGGCGCAAACCTAAAGGCTCCGGTCAAGGGCGCTGCCGACACGCCCGAGAAGATGCGGCGCAAGGGCAGCTTCCTTGTACGTATGGGTTCTGCTGCCGGCCCTCTCAAGGACGAGAAGGGTAGGCCAACTCGATTGAAGCTGTCTCTGGTAGCCTGGGGGCATGGCGGAGATAAGGCGAGTGCGGTGGCTAAGGGCAGATCACTGCTGGCCCGATACCGGGCAGCCAAGGAACGGAAGAAGGACTAGTCCATTGAGGTTGGCTTCGAGCCGGGTGTAGCGGTGCGACAAGGAGATTGTCATGTCGATTAGCTACAATGAAGCTTGGGTGCCGCAGGGCGCGGTTGCAGTCACGAAGTCCGATACGACGCTGGTGAACTGCGTTGCTCTTTATGTGGGCGTCACTGGCAATGTTGTGATCGACACGATTGCTAACACCGACGTGACGTTTGCCAATGTGCCTGGCGGCACGACCCTTTGGATCAAGGCAATCCGAGTAAAGGCTGCGACCACGGCCACTAACATTGTGGCGCTGTTCTAATGAACTTTGGTCCGGGCGTCCTGCTGCCTCAGAGATATTCTGTTCCTGGCGATGTCCGTGATTTGGCGCAGAACAATCTTGAAACGGAAAGCGGCCTAGATATCGTCCAAGAGGACGGAAGCTTCCTGCTTTTGGAGTGATGTATGCCTGATGTGAAAATTTCCGCTTTGACCAGTGCTTCGACGCCTTTGGCTGGAACTGAAGTGCTGCCGATTGTTCAGAGCGGCGCTACGGTAAAAGTGAGCATTGCCGATGTAACGGCAGGCCGCGCCGTGGGTGCCACTAGCATCGCCGCTGGCCTGGGTGCCGTAGGGACGCCTGCGTACACGTTTACGGGCGATACCAACACCGGCATGTGGTCGCCCGCTGCGGACACCATTGCGTTCAGCGAAGGCGGCGCTGAAGCCATGCGCATCACCAGCGCAGGCAACGTCGGGATCGGGACGACCTCGCCCGCAGAAAAGTTGACGGTCAACTCGGCTTCTAGCGAGTTTGCCATACAGTGGAGCGGCCCCGGTAACGAGTGGGTTTTGGCCTCAACGGCGAGCCGTGCCTACATCCGCAACAAAACGGGAAGCCTAGAGACCGTTAGCATCCTCACCGGCGGCAACGTCGGGATCGGTGAGACTGCGCCCGACTACAAGCTGGACGTGAACGGCACCTTCGGCTTCACCCCCGGCGCTTCTGTAACGCCCGTCGATAACGGCGATGTCGTGTTTGAACTGACAAGCAACACCACGCTGACCGTGAAAGCTAAAGGATCAGACGGCACTGTTCGTTCCGGCACGATCACTTTGGCGTAAAGGAAACTAAGACATGGCGCTTAAATATCGCGGCTCGTCTGGCACTGTTACTACCATTGCGAATGCATAAAAATGGCGTTCACAGGGGAACTTACTATTGCGGATCGCATTCGCCTTCGTGCGATTGTCCGTAAGGTACATCTGTCGCATTATCCGCAACACATGCTGGATAATTACGAGTGCGATAAGCTGATTGACGCCTGGGGTCCCGAGGTTGCTGGCAACATTGTCAAGGCTGCCTTGGACAAGGGGCTTGTTGCGTGAGTCTTAAATACAAGCCGGGTGGTGATACACTTAAGGCTTTTATGAAGGACGACCATTTCTTCCGTGGTCTGCGTGGTCCGGTAGGAAGTGGTAAGTCTGCCTGCTGTGCTATTGAGATGTTCCGCCGTGCTCTTGCTCAAGAACCTAACGAGCAAGGTATCCGACGCACAAGGTGGGCTGTGGTGCGTAACACTAACCCGCAACTACGAACCACAACGATTAAGACTTGGCTGGATTGGTTCCCAGAAAACATCTGGGGCAAAATGCTGTGGCATCCGCCACCCTATACCCACCACATCAAGAAGGGCGATCTTGATATGGAAGTCATCTTCTTGGCCCTCGATAGGCCGGAAGATGTGAAGAAGCTGCTCTCGCTCGAGCTTACCGGCGTCTGGATCAACGAGGCGCGCGAGGTACCTAAGCAGATTGTCGATGCCTGCACCATGCGCGTTGGCCGTTTCCCCTCGATGAAGGACGGCGGGCCAACATGGTATGGCGTGATTGCCGATACGAACGCGCCTGATGAGGATCACTGGTGGCCAATCATGGCGGGCGAGGCTCCCATCCCTGATCATATTGGTAGGGAGGAATCCCTCATGCTTATCAAGCCAGATACCTGGGCTTTCTTCACTCAACCTGGTGGCATGGTTGCCAATGTGGATCAGGAAGGCGTGGTCACTGACTACAAACTGAATCCCAAGGCAGAGAACCTCAAGAACCTAACGCCAAACTATTATCCCTCAATCATTACCGGCAAAACCAAAAGCTGGATTGATGTCTATGTTCTGAATAAGCTGGGAAGCCTGACTGATGGCAAGGCAATCTATCAGATGTTTGATGAGACAGCGCACATATCCAAAGAACCAATTTTGCCAACACCGGGAGTGCCAATTATTGTTGGCCTCGACTTTGGTCTTACGCCTGCTGCCGCGTTTTGTCAGAACGTCCGTGGCCGATGGTATGTGCTACATGAGTTGGTCGCTCAAGACATGGGCATTGTCCGCTTTGCTGAGATACTCCGCATGGAGATGGCGCAGCGATTCCCCGGCTCACAGTTCGTAATTTACGGCGACCCTGCTGGCGACTATAGAGCTCAGACTGACGAGCGCACACCGTTTCAGATTCTAAGGCAGGCCGGGCTCAAGGCCTACATTGCCCCAACAAACGATCCATCACTGCGTATTGAAGCGGTAAGCAATCCGTTGAATCGCATGGTTGATGGCCAACCTGGCTTTATGATTGACCAGAGATGTGTCAATCTTATCAAGGGCTTCCGTGGTGGCTACCAGTATCGACGCCTACAAGTTTCTGGCGGTGGTCGCTATGAGGACAAGCCCGACAAAAACAAATACAGTCACGTCCATGATGCGCTACAATATGCCCTGTGCGGCGGTGGCGAATCTCGAACACTGACCGTTGGCAGAGGAGATACCAAGCCTGTAGTGGCTCGAGCAATGTTCGATGTGTTCCGTAGGCAGCCTTCAGTGCGACGATCCGTTTTTTAGTCCATTGCTATAGCGCGACCAGTTTACCCAATAGGCTGGCAAGGAGCTTCTGGTATGTGCATGAAAACCCCTAAGCCTCCAGTTCCGACTGCTGAGGAAACGGCAATGGAACAGGAGGCTAAGATTCAACGCGAATCTGCAGCTGTTGAACGCCGTCGCGCTCTTTCTGAGGCCAAGGAAGGCCGACTAGAATCAGAACTTTCTCGTATTCGTGGCGCTGGTATGCGCTCACTTATTTCTGGTCGCCGTGGTGGTCAGGGCTTCCTCCGCTCCATGCTAGGCTCTTAAACTATGCCGGTAATTACGACTCCAGTTGTTCCGGTCACAGCCAGCGCTGGCCTGCTTGGCAAGTTGCAAGCTCGATATGCTCGGGCCAAGCAACTGCGTGAGCCGTGGATTTCGGAGTATGAAGAATGCTACGAGTATGCCCTGCCTAGCCGCGAAAGTTTCTACGCTCAAGCTGCTGGACAAAGCCGCACTGATAAGATTTTTGATGAGACTGCGGTGGTAGGTGTGCAGGAGTTTGCATCCCGCCTACAGTCCGGTTTGATCCCTAACTATGCGCGGTGGGCAGAACTTGTCTCCGGTAGTGAAGTGCCGGAAGATGATCGTTCCGAAGTAAACGAGGCACTCGAGGCCGTCACTGAGTATGTGTTCGAGGTAATCCAGAATAGCAACTTTGCCCAGGAAGCAAATGAGACGCTGCTGGACATTGCTCTTGGCACTGCTTGCATGAGGATCGATGAGGGCGATGCCCTTAATCCTGTGATGTTTACTGCTGTGCCCCTGCCTCAATTGGCATTGGACGTTGGGCCCGACGACAAGCTCGACACAATCTTTCGTGAGCGTTCTATCCGCACTTCGAACATTAAGATTGCCTACCCGAAGGCCGTCCTGCCTGCCGAGCTCGAACGTGAGTTGGCAACTGGTGTGGACAATTTTGAGTCTCTAGTTGAGTGCGTGTACCGTGACTGGTCTACTCCGGGTGAGGAAGTAAACATGCTTGCCGTGTTCCTTCCCCAGCGGAACCATATGCTCTTCACGGAAACCTATAAAGGCATTGGTTCCAATCCCTATGTGGCATTCCGTTGGTCCAAAGCTGCTGGTGAAGTTTGGGGTCGCGGCCCTCTTCTATCTGCTATGCCCGCTGTAAAGACCACCAATCTTGTAGTGCAGATGATTCTCGAGAATGCTCAGATGGCAATCTCGGGTATCTACACCGCAGAAGATGATGGCGTAGTGAATCCGGCAACGATCCGGCTTGTGCCTGGAACAATCATTCCCGTTGCTCCGGGTAGCTCTGGCCTGCGCGCCGTTAGTAGCGCCGGTAACTTTGATGTGGCTCAGTTGGTGCTTTCCGACATGCGCCTTAACATCAAGAAGGCTCTCTACAACGAGATGCTCGGCAATCCCAACACAACGCCGATGTCTGCAACTGAAGTGGCACAGCGTATGGCTGACTTGTCACGGCAGATTGGTAGCGCCTTTGGTCGTTTGCAGGCAGAGTTTGTGAACCCCGTGCTTCGCCGGGTAGTCTATATCCTCAAGAAGCAGGGTCGCATCTCTATCCCGGTCATTAATGGCCGCGAAGTGAAGGTGCGCTCAACAAGCCCGCTTGCTCAAGCCCAGGCTTTTGAGGACATCAATGCTATCAACCGATTCCTTGAAATGGTACAGGGCCGCTTCGGCCCGCAGATGGTCAACCTATACGTAAAGGGCGACGAGACTACCAAGTATCTGGCTGCCAAGTTTGGTGTGCCGGAAAGACTGATCCGCGATGAGTCGGAACGGGAACAGCTTGCTGGTCAGATAGCGCAAATGGGGCAAAATGGCATCGACACAAGCCAAATTACTGGGGCCTGACGGCTTCGTTCGAGCTCCTGTTGAGGAGCGTAAGTTAAACGAACTGGCAGCATCGACCTTCAGTAGCAATGGAGCTCGAGAGTTCTTGGCTTATTTGCGCTCGATCACTATTGAGGCGGTCGCCGGTCCACACATTGGATCAGATGAGTTACGGCATCGAGAGGGTATGCGCTATCTCGTAGCCATCATTGAACAGCGCATAAACAAGGGGAAGCAAAATGACTGAGATGGTGGAAGGCAATAACGGCGAGACTCCGATTGAGAGCGCAGCGCCCGTTGACGAGTCGCGTCCTGAGTGGTTGCCTGAGAAGTTTTGGGTTGAGGGCAAGCCGGCCTACGATAAGCTGGCTCAATCCTACGGTGAGCTTGAAAAGATGCGCGGCAATCTGCGCGAGAAGCTTGTTGAAGAATTGACGGCCGAGCGCCTAGCTGCGCGACCCGAGGCACCCGATGCTTATGCGCTGCCGCAACATGAGAAGCTCGATCAGGAGCAACTTGAGGCTTCGGGCGTTGTCCAGTGGTGGCGGCAGTTTGCTCACGATCAGGGCTACAATCAGGAGCAGTTTGAGACTGCTATCAATACCTACGCCGATCTACAGGTGAAGGAGATTGAGGAAAGCTACCAGCGCGAGTTTCAAAAGCTTGGCGAGAGTGCAACTGCCCGCATCGAGGCAGTCCAACTGTGGGCTAACAACTACTTCAACGAAGAAGAGCAAGTTGCAATTTCCGCTGCTTGCACCAGTGCCGCTGGTGTGGCCGCAATGGAAAAGTTGATGTCTGCACTCAAGGGCTCGGGCGTGGTTGATAATACCATGTTTGAAAAGAAGCCAGAGCCTACTCGAGCAGACGTTGAAAAGATGATGCAGGATCGCCGCTATTGGCATCCGGCAGATCGTGATCCTGCGTTTGTGCGCCAGGTGGAAGAGTTCTTTTCTAAGACCTTCCGCTAATGCGCGTTCGCTTTATGGAGGAGCGGGACATTCCTGCTCTCATTATGCTTGGCAGCTTAATGCACCGTGAAGCGCCGGAGTATGCTGACTTTCAATTTGATGAGAGCAAGCTCGAGCGCCTTGCTTGGGTTTGCCTCTCTGAAAGGGATTGGTCAACAATCGTCGCAGAGACTGAGGTGAATGGTGAGATTCGAATTGTCGGATTCCTTGTGGCCGCCGCAGTTGAAACTTTCTTTGGGCCTGACCGATTCACTGAGGACTTGGCATTCTATGTAATGCCAGGATTTCGAGGCACGTCGGCTGCTATCAAAATGCTAACGCTGCTTGAGGTTTGGTCGAATGCCGTTGGCACAAAGCGCGTGCGGATTGGCATAACTACCGGCATTAATGGCGATGTAGCGGGTAGGTTTCTGCTGCGTATGGGTTACGTTGATAGCGGCGCGCTTTACTCTAAAGCAATTAGTCCATTGCCGGGTTGATCGGTTTGCAAGACATCACAAGCAGGCCCGCAAGGTCTAGCTATGGAGCCCGCCAGGACAACTCCTTTCGCATCGTTTGCGGATAACCGGCAAAAACCAGTTTTTCGCAAGCCTGAATGAAAGGATTAAACAATGGCAATTGATATTAATGACGCCTTTGTGAAGCAGTTCGAGAGCGAAGTGCACATGGCGTATCAGCGTATGGGCTCCAAGCTCCGCAACACCGTTCGCTACAAGGGCAACGTCCGTGGTTCCAGCACCACCTTCCAGAAGGTTGGCAAGGGCACCGCTGGCACCAAGTCGCGTCACGGTAACGTGCCGGTGATGACCATCGACCATACCCCGGTTGAGTGCACCCTGTCTGACTTCTATGCTGCTGATTACGTGGACAAGCTGGACGAACTGAAGATCAACCATGACGAGCGCATGGTTGTTACCCAGTCCGCTGCTGCCGCGATTGGCCGCAAGACCGACGACCTGATCGTTACTGCGCTCGACACGACCAGCAATACTATCACTGAGTCCGGCACGACTGGCCTGAACCAGACGAAAGTCAACACCGTGTTCGAATTCTTCGGCAACAACGATGTGCCGGATGATGGCGAACGCTATTTCGTGATCTCGCCTGGTGCGTGGACCGATCTGCTGGGTCTGAACGCCTTCTCGAGCGCCGACTTCGTTGGTCCCGATGAGCTGCCTTACAAGGGCGGCATGGTGGCCAAGCGTTGGATGGGCTTCATGTGGATGACGTTCTCCGGCCTGTCGGTTGCTTCTAGCATCCGTAAGAACTTTGCTTATCACCGTAGCGCCCTGGGCGTGGCGGCTGGTTCGGAAGTGCAGACCGAAATGAACTACGTGCCGGAGAAGGCCGCTCACCTCGCAACCTCGATGATGTCGCAGGGTGCCGTGTTGATCGACAGCAACGGTGTGTACGAAGTTCAGACCTACGACGCTTAAGGAGCAAAGAACATGGCTTTCACTCCCGCAACTTTGATTAAGCTGGCTGGTGCTGAACCGGCTCTGCATATCTACTCAAACTCCGATGCAATCGCTACGATTGTTGCCTCGGGCTACTTCAACACGGTGACGGACAACCTCAAGCAGAATGATGTCATTCTGTGCGTGGGTTCGACTGGCGGCACCCGTACCATTGACGTGATCTGTGTTACGAGTGCGACTGGCGCGGCGACCGTTACGACGACCGCTTTGGAAGGCGTCACCGCCTCGTAAGCAACAGGGAGAGGTTCTCCCCCCTGACCTCTCCCGGGCCAGCCTTGTCTTGTGCAGGGCTGGCCTTTTCTCTAGGAGCGCACCGTGGCAGTTACCGACATTGATATTTGCTCCCGCGCTTTGGTCTTGATCGGCGCTACGCCTATCACGTCATTTGCGGACGGCACGACTGAGAGCACGGTTGCTGCCAATCTTTATGAAGATACGGTGCGCGACCTTCTGTCCCGTTTTCGTTGGCGCTTTGCTTCTGGCCAGGCGCAGTTGTCTCGCCGTGTAGATGTACCGGAATCCAAATGGGATGCGGCCTATAACCTTCCAGCTGATCTGCTGCTGCTGCATGACGTGACCATCAATGACAACCAGATTGAGTATGATCGCTATCAGAATTTGGTCTACTGCGATGCGACTACTGAGGATGTTGTGGTTGCTGACTACACGTTCCAGGCGGAAGAGGATTTGTGGCCTCCCTATTTTGTGACGCTGGTCGAGTTGCAGCTTGCCTCGATCTTCGCCTACTCAGTGGCCAACCAGATTAATACAGCTGACTTCATGGAGAGGAAAGCCTTGCGTCAGATGGCTTTGGCGCGCAACATTGACAGCACGGCACAGACTTCGCGCCGTTTCGATCTCAGCCGATTCGACAAAGCGCGTAGGACGATTCGCTAATGCCGACCATCAAGCAGGTCCAAACCAACTTCTCATCAGGGGAAGTTGACCCGCTGCTGCGTATGCGTGTGGATACTGGCGCATATCAAAATGGCGCGGCTACTTTGCGTAACTGCTCACTGCTAAACACTGGCGGCGTAAGCAGGCGTTCGGGCACCCGCTATCTTGCCACTCTTTCTGGTGATAGCAGACTCTTGCCGTTCGAGTTCTCCTCCTCGGAGCGCTATGTTTTTGCTCTGAGCAATGCCCGCCTCGATATATTCAGCACTTCGGGCACACTGCTAACCACAATCACCAGTGGCGTTCCGTGGACAGGCGCACAGCTTCGCCAGATTAGCTACACCCAGGCGGCGGACGTGATGATCCTGTGCCATCCATCTTGGGCACCGCGTGTGGTGCGTCGGACGGGTGCATCCAGCTTTACGATCAGCGCATTTACGTTTGATACCAGCTTAGACGGCAACAAGATTTATCAGCCTTACTACAAGTTTGCCGATGATACCGTGACGATCAGCGTCAACGCCGTGTCGGGCACAGGCAGGACTATTACTGCATCAAGTTCCGTATTCACATCTGCCTATGTGGGCACGATTGTGCGCTGGAAAGATGTTGAGATTCTCATCACCGCATACACAAACGGCACGACCTTGGTAGGTAACATCAAGGGAACGCTTGAGGGCTCTCTCGATATTAACCCGCTTCGCACTGAGCATACGAGTGACGTTGTTGAAGTGACTCATGCCTTGCACGGCTTTGCCACCGGGCAGAGCGTAACGATTAGCGGTGCCAATGGTTTTGCTGGGATTAGCTTTGCTCAGATTAACGGCACTTTTTCAATCACCGTGATTGACGACAATCGCTACAGTTACGCAACTGGACATAACGCAAACTCATCAGAAGATGGCGGAGGTCCCTCGGTCAAGTTCACAAGCAGCACAACGTCTACTCGAGACTGGTCCGAGCAGACTTACTCTGCGGTCAATGGCTATCCTGGGGCGGTTGCCTTCCACGAGAACCGCCTTTGGTTTGGTGGTAGTAGCGCCGTGCCTGATGGCTTGTGGGCTTCCAAGATTGGCTTGTTCTTCAACTTCGATGTGGGTGAAGGCCTCGATGATGAGAGCATTCAGATCACCATTGGTAGTGAGGACATTTCGAACGTAAAGCACATCGTATCGAACCGCGACTTGCAGATTTTTACAGCAAGCGGCGAGTTCTTTGTGCCGCGCTCAAGCACCCAAACAGTTACGCCCACTGCCATTCGAATATCAAGGCAGACACCGTTTGGCTCGAGCGATGTTACTCCGCTTCCGTTTGATGGCGCTACTCTATTTGTGCAGGGATCAGGCAAGTCCGTGCGCGAGTTTGTGTATAATGATAGCGCGAATGGGTATGCCTCAACCGACATTACTTTGCTATCTAGCCATCTGATCAACAGCCCTATTGATATGGCAGTGCTGTTTGGTTCAACTGTGCGTGGTGAGCAGTATGCCCTGGTCGTGAACAACGATGGCACAATGGCAGTGTTTAACTCGGCACGGTCTGAGAATGTAGCAGGATGGACCACTTGGGAGTTTGGAAGTAAGTCTATCAACTTATTCCGCTCGGTTTGCACTTTGGGCGAACTGGTATTTGTCGCGGTGCAGCGCAACCTGATATACACGCTCGAGTTGCTTTCTGATGCCGAGGCTTTGACGGTTGATAGCGCCGTAAGCCTGACTGGATCAGCAAGCACGACCTGGACGCTAGGTGCTTACTATGCCAACCAGGTAGTCGATGTTGTTTCGAGCAACATGTATCTTGGCACTTATACTGCAAACGGTTCTGGCGTTATCACGCTTACCGACTCAGTGACCAAGGTGATTGCGGGCTTCACTTATCCAGTCGAGATCACCACGCTACCCGTGCAATTGCAGCTTCCTACCGGCTCACTGCTAGGTATGCCTAAGCGAATCAACCGTGTGCTTGTTGGGCTGAATAGCACCCTGTCCTGCGTAGTGTCGAACAATAGCCTGCTTCTACGTCAGGTGACGGATGATTTGTCCGTTGCGCCTGCCCTGTTTACCGGGATCAAGGAGTTCTTCTTGCTTGGCTACAATCGAGAGGCGAAGGTAACGATTACGCAGGATGAGCCCCTGCCACTGAGGGTGCTAGGGATGAACATGGAGGTGTCTTTCTAATGTGCGTTTCAGCAGCCGTTGCTGCCGCTGTAACTCTGGTTGCGGCAGGCACTAGTACCGTCGCTTCTATTGGTGCCGCTAATGCAAACAAGCGCGCTCAACAGACTATGCTCGATGAGCAGCAAAAGCAGCTTAAGGAAGAGCGTGAGATTGCCCGCCTGCAGGCGCAGGAAGCTGAGATTGAACGTCTTAACGACTTTCGCAGACAGAGGGCCAGCAACGCCGCCGCCTTGGCTGCATCGGGTGTGCGTGAGAACATCAGCTTTCTCCAGGGTATCATGCCTGCGGAGGAGCGAGCTTTGCGTCTAGACATTGGCAATATTCGTATGGGTGACATTACCGGCCAGAACAGCATTGCTTCACAGATTCGAGTCAATCGCTTTTCTCGTGATGTGGCCGGGTTCAATGCTTCGATGCAAAAAATTGGAGCAGTTGCCAGCTTTGTTGGCACGGCTGCTAGTGTTGGTTCTTCATTTAACCAAACCGCAACGCCAAGCGGGGGAGGCACAATCAACTTTGCAGGCGCACCATTTAATGTGCCGTCTACAAAAATGCCTGTTTTCAAGCCACCCAAAATTTAAGGCGCTAACTTATGGGCATTCAACCTTTCCGTCGCCGCATTGGTATCTCTAGCCCGGGTAGCCTACTGTCTGGCAACGCTCCGCAAATTGCTGACGTTGGTCCGTCAATCTCTCGCGCAGCTAGTCAGGTGTTTGAAGCTGCGCAGCCTGCCATGCGGGCGAAGGCTGTTCGAGAAGGCCAGCTTGCTGCAGGCCAGGCGGAAATTAAACGCGACGAGAAGGGCCGTGCGCTTCCTATCGAGACGCCCAAAGATGCTGGCTTGCTGTATCAACAGGCGTTTGAGGAAGTGGCACAGGCACGTTACGTTTCCAACGTGTCGCTCGACTTCCAGTCAAAGCTCGACGCTGAAATTGAAGCAATGCGTAAAGGCGAGAATGGCAAGAGGCTAGACGCCGAATCATATCGCGCATTTGTTCAAGGCACTCTTGAGGGTATGCTCGAGGTTGTCGATCCTCGTGTACGCCCAATGCTTGAGCAAACACTTGGGCGTGAAGGACAGGAGCGTACTCGTGCTGTTTACGGCGAGGCTGGTCAGCGCGCACGGCAGGATCAAATTGCCGGCCTGAACAACGACTATACTCGGCTTGTCAAGCTAATGGCCGCCGCATCCGATAAGGGCGATGTGGCCCAAGTGGCTAATTACCAAGCTCAAATAACTACTTTAACTAATGCGGCAATAAATGCAGGCCTTCTTGGGAACAGGCTTGGCGAATCAATGCAGGAAGATACCAAGGTTGAACTTGCAGAAGCAGTTAACAACGCAATTAGTATGCGTACCGTTAATGAGGCAACCCCTCTAGTCTTTGGTCTTTCTGGCGATGAACTGCAAATAGTTGAGCAGAGACTCAATAATATTAGTTCAGGAGGAAGCCTGCGGAAAGAGGTTCCTATCCTTGCAACTGACAAGCTTTTTAAATTGAGTGATTTTTCCAAGCGGACCCTTCTTGGCATAGTCACTGATCGCAGGCA